ATAGTAAAAAATCCTGGTTCATCAACACAAACTTTACTTATTCTACCAAAATTATCGCATCCGCACAAGGAGAGTTTTGCACCATTACTTGGTGTAATCACAACTTTATCCTTAGCACAATTATAATTAATTCCAGCATCCTTTATGTTTATTGCAGATAAACCAAGTCCTACAGGATAACCAGTACCTTGAGGTTTAGGGAATCCATTACCAGGATCATCTACTATAACTCTAGTAATAGTACCCTTTCCAGCTATCCTCTTAGGACAAGGAGGAGGAATAAGAACAGCAGACATTCCAATAGGATTCTCTATCCATGATTTAGCATCACTCGTCCTAGTTCTGATCTTCTTTGTAATCTTAAAAGCAAAATATACTGGATTAGTTTGGAAAGTACTACCAGAATTTCCAGGAATATTAGTATAAGTAGCAGATATAGTTCTCTTTCCTTTAGTAGCATTAAATGTTACAGTCTTTACATTTGTTCCACCATATTTTAAATATTCTGCTTTATTAAAAGCAGAACCACTTGCCACTTGTTCATTAATTACAGCTTTAGCTACCTCACTACCATCAATCTTGATGCTTAATGTATCATCTACTAGACATTGTAAAGTATACTGACCATCTTCAGGAAAATATACATTTTCCCATGTTGAAGTCCATTCTTTGTCCATAAAGTTTTGACGATATCCTTCTTCATCCAGTACCTTATCTCCAGTAAGATCCCATTTAGGTGTTAATGAAGGTCCTAAATCCTGTTTAAAATAAGATGCCAACTCTGGTCCTTGATAAGTAACTCCATCTTTGGCAGTTCCACCACCCAATCCTTCTTTCTTAGTCGCTTTATCAGCAGGAATATTAATTACATAAGTCTTATCACTTATTGCATTGCGTCTAACTTTTCCTCCAGATATTCTAGGCCAAGGTCTTTCCCATTTTACATCCCCTATAGTAACAGAATCTACAGCCATTTCATGGCGAAGTCTTGCTTGACTATTATAATATATTCTAACACTAACTGCACCTGAACCTAGCAATCTTTTTCCATCTTCAGAAAAGTAACCATCTCCACTAACAATATACATATCAAAACCAGGACCCCTACCTGCTGCAAACTGGTGCAAATGAATATGTTTTCCATTATTTCTTACATCAATAGGTTTATTCTTACTCCAAGGATTTAAACGCTCATATATTATCTCAATACCACCAGTGGATCCAGGTGTCCCATGACCAATTGCCCAATCAGCAGTATTAAAAATCTTCCTATCTATGGTCTTAAATGTCCCCGATTCATAATTCTCAACTTCTACTTTTATCTCTGCAGTTCCCTTCGCTAAGAAGAACTTTTCTTCCCCTCTAATCTTATCATTTCTGCGAGAAAGATCTAATTTTTTCTCACCATTAATATAAACACGTCCAATATCATCTACTTCTCCTCTAATCTTATACCATCCATTATAAGGAATTTCCTGATTCCAAGAATTTGTAAAAACACTTCCACCTGCATCACTATTTTTATCCTTCTTTGGTGGAATAGGAGACATCGCAAATCTATTAAAGAAAGGGCTCCACCCCTCAAATCTAACTGGATGCCACTTCTCTTTTGCACCAGGATACCTTGTACTCCACATAGGATTCCTAGGACATCTACCAGGAGCTTCAGGAATTTTTTCTTGAGGTATAGGAGGATTTGGTGAATCAATAGTCAATGACACTCCCATTGGATTCTCATTCCAAGATTTAGCAGAAATAACTTCTTTCTCAACAGAAAGACTTTCAATATTAATTGCTAGTGCCATCGGATTAATACCCTTTACACCATTACCTATAGGTATAGTATGAGTTTTAGTACCTCTTGTACCCTTTCTTGTCCAAGTGGTATTACCAATCTTAATACTGTTTACTGCACGACCTGCCGATCTCTTATCCTTCCAATTCATAACTAAAGTAGCAGAACCAGTACCCATTATTCTTCTACCATCAGAAGAAAAAGTAGCATCCCCAGAAGTAATGGTCAAACTAACATTAGTATCATCACCATGACCATCTCTTAATGCAATTGTTTTACCACCATTAATAACTGCAATTGGATTATTTGCACTATGCAATCCACTGTAAATAATATCATTAGAAGTAGGTACTTCTGCACCAACAACGCCACTATCAAAACCAAATCTACCACCCGCTTTCTGTTCTAATTCAGCAGTAACCGTATAATTACCCTTCGCAAATCTTCTTATATAAGTTGACTTTCCAGTACTAGTATCTGTATCACCAGCAAATCCAATTTTGTTTATTACTTCAGTTTTTCCGTTTCCATCAATAACAAGTTTTACATTATCATCAACCTGCACTCCTATATCATAATTACCATCAATAGGAAACTCAACATTACTCCATACAATAGTATGAGTTCCTGAGTATGGATTATCTTCTAAACTAACTCTAGTATCAAAAGGACATATACCATACTCATTTATAAATCCACCTCTACCATAAACATTAGTTCTCCATAAAGGTCTATTAGCTTTATCAATAAAATCAACAGTATTAAAAACTCTATAAGTCTTATCATCTTGTGAAGATGTAGATACTTCTTTATTAACTGGAGGAGCAGGTATATTAATTACATGAGTCTTATTAATTTTTGACGCTCTTCTAACTTTTCCTCTAGATACCTGAGGACCTGGTCTAATCCATTTCGCATCACCAATAGTAACTGAATCTACTGCCATTTCATGACGAAACCTTGCCGAACTGTCATAGACTACCTTCACACTTACTGCACCTGAACCTAGTAGTCTTTTTCCATCTGAAGAAAATCTTCCATCCCCATCAACAATAAACATATCCCAACCGGGACCCCTACCTGCTGCAAATTGGTGCAAATGAATATGCTTTCCATTTTCCCTCACATCAATAGGTTTATTCTTATTCCATGGATTTAATCTTTCATATATTATATCAAGTCCACCCCATGATCCAGAACCACTACTATCACGATGTACAGTAACCTTCTCCTTAACAGGAATATTAAATAAATCTATTCTAATTTGATGAATACCTTTTTTAATAGTCTTTTTAATTGGATTAATAGAACCCTTATAATTATCTAAATTAGATATGAAAACTCCGTCTAAAAATAATTTTGCTTTATTATCTCTTGCACCACGGAAAACATATTCTCCATCTAAAGGAAAATCTTCTTCCCATACAAAAGAAAAAGGTATTCCCGCAAAATCAGTACCACTGGCATTCGATTTAGGTTTAGGTGATATTGCATACTTATTCATAAAATCACCCCATGCAGAATGATCAACATTATATACCCTTCTACTAGTCCCCCTATTACCAGTTACTGACAGTGGAGCTTGAGTTCTCGTAGTCCAGAATGGATTAGTTCCTTGTTGAATAATATCCTGATATCTCTTAATCTGCAATTCAATAGGATCTTTATCATAATTAGCATACATCCTAGGTTCCCATGCACCTAGATCTTCGCCATTTACACCATATCTTTGACCAAAAACTCCAGTATCTGTAGCACCCTCACAGATTTCATAGTCTTCAAAATCATCTTCTAAATCATAATACTCATATCTTTCAGCAATTTCACCCAACTCTGCTACAAAATTACCACCTGCACCAATTCCACAATTATCCTTCACTACAACATTAGGAGGAACTTGATACCCAAACCCACCAGATACTAAATCAACTGCTAATACTGCGCCATCTTGACCAATAACAGGATTGCCTTTAATACCAACACCACCTCCACCAGCAAAATGTGCCTCAGGAGGTCCACATTCTTTGGTCATCTTAATACCATCACAATCTTTCTGTGGTGTAAGATCATCAGGAGTCAACTTATTAACTCCATTAATATTCATATATTTGGTAAACTCTCTGGTCCTAAAAATAAATTGAGTACCAGGATTTAACTTTGCATAATCATTTGCCTCACATACCGTGACATTATCAACCATCCCCCTTTCGGTTGAGATATACGCTACTCGTATATCATCTTTATTAGCATTTCCGAAGAGATTAAATTCTGACATGATTATATTTATTACCCTATATCAATGTTTGGATCATTCGTAATATCTTCCCGTTGTTCCTGAGTTAAATCTTCTGATAACCACTCTTCATCAGTAACTGATTCTGTTGAATCTGTAGTAGTATTCTCTTGACCTTTTGTAGGTTCAACATAGGGTGTTTCTGGAGGAACTTCAATATTGGCAGGTTTGTTTGCTCTTTGTTCCACTCCTTTATTACTAGTCATCTGTTGTTGAGGAGCACCCGATCCACCAGTACATAAGGTATAATAATCTGACTCAGATGCTGCAGGTTTTAATTCACAACCAAAAACGTTCAATTTAATATTAGCAAATCCCAAAGCAGAAGTCATGCTACCATTAATACCTCCCATTTTAGTCATAATATCACTCATCGCACCAGTAATACCAGCTAATTGACTCTGCAAATCATCTAAAAATCTATTAACATTATCAATCAAAGTATTATTTGCATCTTGAATCGCTTCCGCATGTAAAGCAAAAATTTCTCCTACCATTTCCTCTGATGTACAAGGAGCAACTGAAGCATATGTACCAGGTGCATTAGGATCCTCAGGTGTAACTGCATCTCTTTCTGCATCTTTCTTTAATTTATCAGGATTAAACAAATTATTTAATAAACCTGCGATAGTACCACAAAGACTATTAGTAATTTTACCATACAAACATAAAGTCAATTCACTCATAACCTCTTTCATATCAGACATTTGATATCTCATACTCGCTGGCATTGCTGATACAACTTTTGTCATTGCACCATTCAATTTTTCCATCACATAATTCATAACCTTATCAAAGATTATCTTCATATATTTTGCCATCTCACATGCAGCATCCGCAATCAACTTCTGCATACTCTGTGCAGGATTTCCTATTGCAGATACTGCACCAGTATATCTTCTAATCGAATCTTGAACTGATTCAATTTCTTTAGTTAAATTTTCAGTAACAGTCTGAATTGCTTTCATTGATGATTGAACTATGTCATCTGGTTTCATAGTTACAATCTTCTCACACATCTTCTTATCTCTCTTTACATCACCAGCAGTGAGCATATGAACAGCATCAGGACTCTCTGTGGTAGCATTCTTTAAAGGAGGTCTTGTTGCTAATTGTTCAGTTGCTTTAAGATTATTAATTCCTTCAGTGACTTTACCTTTAGTAAAGGTATCAAGTGCAGCACCAGCAAGTCCCTTAGCATTTCCATCCGCTATTCCACTTGCAATCATAGCAAGTTGCTTAGGAGTAGGAGTTCCTGCTATTCCAAACTTACTAAGTGTTGCTCCTGGTGGTGGAGTGGCAGTATCCTCAGACTCTTCATCAATTACAAGACCATGTTCAGGAACTTTGGTTCCAGACTCGCCCTTATAAGGTTCCTTAGTTTTTGCATAACCACTAGTTGACTCAAAGGCTTTACCACCAGTCATCCCAGTCTTGGTTTGCATCCCAATCTGGGCATTCTGACCCATGACTCCTGTTATTATAGGAATCTGCTGATCTGCTCCATCTAGAAAGTATCCAGTAACCGTCATTCCTTGACGAATCTGTGCAGTCTGAGTTGAATTTGCTCCACCCGATCCTGCAGTGGTAGGAAACTGAACAGTTGCCCATGGAAGTTGATCATCAGGAATAGTTTCCTGTTCTTGATCATGAACTCCCATGATCCTTACTTTAACTCTAGTACCCCATCCAGGAATAGTCTTTGCACTTTTAAACTTTCCGGCAAGTTTATTATCTCTCCATGTAGAATCGTCAGCAACCTGACCCATCCAAGGCCAAGTTTTGCCGTCAGCACCATAAAATCCCGGATTGTTTAATACGTCTGCCATCTATTATTCGTCGTATACTCTGCATTCAAATGCATCTGGATGATCATCACAATAAACTTCTAGTTTCTGATCCTGATGTCTTAAATGATAATCATTAATACCAGTTTCTGGTTCATCATCCTTATGATACTCCTCATAATAAGCATGAGCAGATTCTAAATCTTCCTTAGTATACTCATGCATACCATGATTAATATGTTCTTTATGATCCTTTGGATCAATATAGACTTCATGGTCTAAATCGTGTTTGATTTCTTTAGTCATAAAAATTAGTCCCTAGTATTTGTATTTATCATAGATCTAAGAGGATTTCCCATCCACGGCAGTTCCCTTTCTCCCCACCGAATCTCTGAACAATACTAATTTAGTATAGGTCTCATCCGTAGTCAAGTAATGGCATAATGTAGCAATAACATATTGGCCACCATCTTTTTTATCCACCTCATCTTCACATGCTTTATTTTTACTTGGAGAATGTGCAACAGTATCAATCCAAACAGCATCACCAGCATGGAGAGAAAAATCTCCAGGAATAGTAACAGTAACCTTCGAGTTGAACATTTGGTTATATCTCATAATAGATTGATTCAATATAGATCCTGAATCAAAAGAGAGTTCCTGAGACTTTTCCAATTGTTGTTGTGTATCACCAAGACCTGTTCCCTCAGGCATATGGCCAGGTGCTTCAACCACAAATGTTGAACGAGAAAAATTCTTATTCTTCTCTTGATTATTAAACTCTTCATTTAAAGCAGGGAACGCACTTCCTGCTAAATCCAAACTCTTTTGCAACTCTTCAGCACTTAAAGAATCTACCTTATATGACATGTCAAATAGATTAAATCGAGTTATCTTTGTATTCCATGCACCACCCCTCAATAATTTTGTCAAACTTGGAGCTCCTGCTTTAGAATATTCTAATGCTTTTGCTTGATATCCTTCAGGTGGTTCTTCACCGGGACTATTATTATAAAGGATAGATATCTTCTTTTGTTGTCCAAATAAAGTATCAATACCTTTAAAATAATATCCTTTATAGGTTTCATAAAAAATAAAACCCGCACTCTTTCCAAGTTTAGATCCAGATCCACCACTTGAACCTTGTGGAACAGCATCTTTAGAAATTTTATTAATTACGAAGAAAGGTCTTTTCTTTGCAAAACAATAATTCATATTATTAGCAGTTTCATCTATATGAAGTTTCTTTTTTGAATTAAGAAACTCTTTATCTTTTAAAATAGTTTTAACTTGCTCAGAAATTTTACCATCTCCTCTCGTTTCAACTCCACTATAATTATTCTTAACTGCTTCAGTGGTCACTAAATGTAGAACCGCAGCAGTCTTTGTAGGATCATCTGAAAGAGATTGAATATTCTCTACTTTAAAAGAATTATTTCTACCATTACTAAAATCTAGAGTTTTACCTTTATTATCTTTAATTTTTAGTTGAACATTACATTCTCTTTCAATCGGCAATCCAGTTAAAGCAGGTTTATTATCAACAGCACCTCCACTATCCGCATAAACCACTTCCA